TCACCAAAGGCCCGCGAAAGTCCGCTGTGCGAGCCGTAATTTACGGCGTCGAAGGGGTGGGTAAGTCCTCGCTCGCCGCGCTCCTTCCCGAGCCGCTCTTTCTTGATCTTGAGGAAGGCACCCACCAGCTTGACGTCGCCCGCTCAAGCGTCGATACGTTCTCCGGGCTGCAATCGGCGCTTGCTCAGCTCGCGGTCAATACGGACGGCTACAAGACCGTCGTCATTGACAGCGCCGACTGGTGCGAGCGACTTGCCGCCGAGGCTTTGCTTAAAAAGCAGGGCAAGAAATCCATTGAGGACTTCGGCTTCGGCAAGGGACACATAATGCTGGCCGAGGACATGGCCCGCACGCTTGCCGCCTGCGATACCCTTATCGGCCACGGAGTGAACGTGGTCTGGGTCGCCCACGCCAAAACTGTCAAGGTTTCGCCTCCCGATATGGTGGATGGCTTTGACCGCTACGAGCTCAAGCTGCACAAGCAAACCGCGCCGCTTTTCAAGGAGTGGGCCGATCTGCTGCTCTTCGCCAACTACGAAACCACGACCGTCAAGGGCAACGACGGGCGGGTGAAGGGCGATGGCGGCAAACGCCGCGTGCTTATCTCCGAGCGCGCCGCGGCATGGGATGCCAAGAACCGATATGGTCTCCCGGAGATCATGCCGATGATTCACAACGAGCTGCCGCCTGAGCTCGCCGCGATCTTCGCCGGCAAGATGTCGCTCCGCGCAGCCGCTCCCGTGGCTGCTCCTGAGCCCGCTCCGCTTTCGGTGCCGGTGGCGTTGGCTACGCCTCAGCAGATTTTGACGCTCACCACCTACGGAAAGACCTCGGTCTGCGCCAAGATTATTGACGCCGCGCTCGCCCACTACGGGCAGATCAGCCCCGCCGACCTGACCACCGATCAGGCCGCAAAGGTGATCACTCGTTGCCAGGAGGAAATGAACAAGCCTGCCGCACCGGCAGCGAAGCCCACCGGCCCGCTTGCCACCGCTGCCGCTCCGTTCGTCTGGTCTGCCGGATTTGCGGACTGGATGGCAGGAAACGAGGACGCGGTTAATACGTTCCTGATGGCGAAGTTTTGGATTAACTCTGGCCAGACTTGGCGTGACCTCAGCGCTGATCGCGCGGAGTCCCTGATTCAGCGCGAGGCCGCATTCGCGGCATCGGCAAAGATTCCTGCGCGTGGAGGTGTAGCGTGAGCGCCCCCATTACCCTCACCGGCATTGGCGACGCCCAGATCGAAATCGCCATCAGTTCCCACGCGCTGCGCTCCGAGGCGCTGACCCGCGCTCAGGCCGTCCTGTCGGTTGGTGATGCGATGGATGCCGCCGAGGCATCCGACGCTCTGCGCCTCCTCACCCAGCTTTCCAAGCAGGTCGAGGCGGCACGGGTCGAGGTCGGCAAGCCGGTCCTGGAACTCACCCGCAAGATCAACGCCACCGCCAAAGATTTTATTGGCGAGGTGCTGGAGGAGAAGGCCCGCCTTGAGGGTATCCTCGGCACGTTCCAAGCTGCACAGCAACGCAAGGCCGACGCCGATCGCCGCTTGGCGCAAGACGAGGCCAACCGCTTTGCCGCTGATGCCGCCCGAGCTCAGCACGCCGTCGAGCGGGCGGTCAGCGCCACCGAGATCGAGCGCAGCCAGCAGGCCGCAGCCGAGCTTGAGGTGAAGGCCATTGAGGCCCGCGTGGCGGTTGCTGCTATCGCCGCAATCAAGCCCGAGGGCGTCGCGCTCCGGCAGTCATGGAAGTTCGAGGTTACGGACATCAACGCGCTCTTCAAGGCGCGCCCCGACCTTTGCGTCATCGAGCCCAACAACGCGGGTATCCGCGCCCAGATCCCACACAACCAATCTCTGCCAGGTCTTCGCATCTGGCAGGAAGCCAAAGCCAGCGTCCGTAACTAATTCAACGCCCAACCCAACACTACCATGTCACAACATCCAACTGGCCGTTTCACGGCCCTTGTCCAAAAAGCCGAAGTCGGCGAATCCACGAAGAAGGGAACGCCTGGCGTTTTCTTTTCCTTTAAAACCAACGAAGGCCAAATCGACGGCACGCTCTGGCTTTCCGAGAAACCCTACGAGCGCAGCCTTAACACGCTACGCGAGTGCTTCGGCTTTAACGACGACTTCGCCACCTTGGCCGCTCAGGCCGAGGGCCGCGAGGTTTCAATTACGGTCGAGACAGAGACCGACGAGAAAGGAAAGGACTGGTCGCGGGTCAAATGGATCAACGCAATCCGCTCAGCCGCAGCCAAGCCTGTCGCTGGCGGAATGCTGGCCCGCCTCTCTGCTCAGGCAAAAGCGATTGCCAAGCCCGCCGGGATGCCTGCGCCGCAGCCCGCGAAGCCTAAGCCCGCGCCCGCTCCCGCAGCAATCAACGACGGCGACGTTCCATTCTAATGACCACTAAACCCAAAACTACCCGCCGCCTTGCGAGCGGGCTCAACGCACCGAAGCGCGTCACCGAAGCGAGCCTCTCCCGGCAGATCGCTGAGGGCGCAAAGTTTTTTTGGTCCTCCCGTGGCGGCAACCCGAACGCCGCCTTCTGCCGTCCTCGATTCAACTCCAAATGAAATCCTCGCTCGCTCATAAGTTCAATCGCGCCGAAGCCCTTGGGTGGTCGCGCTCCATGCCCTCGTGGCTGGGGCCGTGCGCCTGGCTGAAGAAGTCGAAGAAGGAGCGCCGCGAGATGCTCGGCAACCTCCGCCGGATGCGCGCCAACAATGCGTGGGTGCCAGTGGTGGAGGGAGGCGCGTGAACCTTCGCCCCTACCAGTCCCGCGCCGTGGACTTCCTTCAATCCCGCATCGGGATCGGTTCGCGTGGCCTTGTCGTCTGCCCGGCCGGCGGCGGTAAGACGATCATCGGCGCCGCTGCGCTGGCTCTCGTCGCCCAGCCGTGGGACCGCATCGGCTGGGCCTGCAATACCCGCGAGCAGGTGGAGCAGGGCGAGGCCGCGCTGAAGGCCGCGGGCGTGACGGCGGCGTGGGTCAAGTGCGTGGCGGGCATCAGCCGCGAGGACACCGCCGGCCTCGACTTCCTCGTGGTGGACGAGGTGCATCATTTGCCCAGCGCAAGCTGGTCGCTGATCGCCGACGCCTGCCGCGGCACCATCTGGGGGCTGACTGCTACGCCCAAGTCGCCAGATCCCGACCGCAATTTCTGGTTCGCTCGCTTCTGGGGCGAGGGCAACACGATCACCATCCCTCGCTCCGAGGTGCTGGAAGGCGGGCACCTGGCGCATGGTCAAGTGGTTATTCTCGACATCGACCAGCAGGGCGAGTTCGACGCGATGATTGAGAGCGCGGCACAGCTTGAGTCGCTCAAGATGGCGCGTCGGTTCCCTATGCTTGACAAGCAGGAGATCTACCGGCGCGCCCAGTGGCGCACCACCCTTGACCTCCTGATTGAGAACCCCGCCCGCAACGCTGCGGTGGTGGAGACTGCGCTGATCGAGATTGGGCGCGGGCAGTCGGTGCTCGTGCTCGTGGCCGAGATTGAGCAGGGCGAGCGGTTCGCTGCGCTCATCCCTGATTCTATCGTCGCTCATTCCAAGATGGGTGCGAAAAAACGGAAGGCGGCGATTGATGCGTTCCGCGACGGCACGCTGCGGTGCCTGATCGCAACCAGTCTGGCCGACGAGGGTCTCGACGTTCCCCGCGCCTCGGTGCTGATACTCGCCACCGCCGGCCGATCTGGCGCCAAGCTGGAGCAGCGCACTGGCCGCGTGATGCGGCCGCATGAGGGCAAGGGCGTTGGGCTGGTCTATGATTTTGCGGATGCGGGCGCCAGCATGGCTCGGTCGCAGGGGCTGGCCCGCCGGCGCGTTTACAAGCAGCTTGGCTACTCAATCGAAACCTCCGCGCTCTGCGCCGCCGCCGCATGATTCCTAAAATGGGCAGACCCTTTTCTGCGCTAACTCCCGCGATCATCGAGCGCGAGCGCCTACGCATGGCCAAGGCCAAGCCAGGCGCCTACGTCATCACCCGCCGCGCTAACGAGCTTGGCGTGAAGAGCTCAACTCTCAGCTACCACCTCCGCAACGGCTACGAAGCCAAGTGCGGAGTGATCACCTGGCGCAAGCGCATTTCGCTTGCCCTCCGCACCGCTAACAAAGGCAACAACACTCTCGCCGCCAAGATGCTGCGCGAGGCCGCAGACATCCTTGATTCTCAATGAAAACCTCTCCCCAAATCTTT